TTAAGAAAACTTGAAAAACCAGTTCATATCAATTACATTTGTGATTATATCCTACGAGTTGGAATCGACGAAACAAGAAAACGAATTGAAAAACTTGTAAGTGAGGGTATACTTGAAGAAAGTAAATATGGAAAAGAATATTATGTCAGAGCAAAAAGAAATGGTTAATCACCCATCACATTATGGTGGTGAAGATAATCCATATGAAGCAATCAAAGTCATTGATGAGTGGAATTTAGGATTTTGTCTTGGGAATACAGTTAAATATATCTCAAGAGCGGGTAAAAAAAATAAAGAAAAAGAATTGGAAGATTTAGAAAAAGCTCTGTGGTATCTACAATATTATGTAAATCAAAAAAAATATGAAAAGTAAAATTACTGTTATTGGTATATCATCTGATAACATTGAAAATGTATTTAATGGTTGGGAATATACTTACATAGTTAAAGATTTATTAGCGAATTTTGAAGTTGACCTAAAGTTAATTTCAGATAAATTAGATTTGTTTTGTGACAATTGTTTAATAATTTATTCATGTGATGAAAGAAATATTCCTGATAATTTACTTGAATATTTTACTGAGTATAAAAATAGAAATCTTGATTTTAATCTTTTTCACATATCAAACGAACAACTAAGACATGATACAAGTTATTATAAATTGGCTAAAAATGTTTTTAGAAATTATTTTGACCCGTCAATAACTTTAAATAATGTTTTAACTTTACCTTTAGGTTATAAAAATGGGTTTTTTAATCCGAGTTTAACATTTAAAAAAATTGAAGATAAAAAATTTGATAGTTGTTTTGTTGGACAATTAAAACACGATAGAATTAATGTTGTTCACGAAATTAGTAATTTAGATAAAAAATTTATACACATTACACAACAATGGGATTGTCCAACATCTCTCCCTTCGGAAGCAGTTTTTAAGATTTATCAAGATACTCTTTTAATTCCGTGTCCAATTGGTAATGTTAATCAAGACTCGTTCAGAATTTGTGAGATTTTGGAATCCGGCTCAATACCTTTAATTAAAATTTATTTCCAAGAAGATTATTTTAAACATATTTTTGGAGAACACCCAATACCAACTGTTAGAGATTGGAATGAAATACCTAAAATATTAAAAGATATTAAAAATAATAGTAACGAAAAAATTTTAGAAATTAATGAGTGGTATAAAAAATTCAAAGAAGAACTAAGAACTAAAATTTTTAATATATTAAATAAATGATAGAAAATTATATTAACAAAGTCCTTAATGGTGATACCATTGACGTGATGAGCGAAATGCCCGAAGGATGGGTTGACCTAGTTGTTACATCGCCTCCATATAATGTGGGTATCCAATACGACACACATAACGATGAGATTGTTATGGATGAATATTGGGAGTGGTCTGAAAAATGGTTGACAGAAGTATACCGTCTACTTAAAGACGATGGAAGAATTGCTATTAACATACCATATGAGGTGAATGTACAAGCCCGTGGTGGTAGAGTATTCTTCGCTTCAGAAATATATCAGGTGATGAAAAAAGTTGGGTTTAAGTTCTACGGTATTGTTGACCTTGAAGAAGACTCACCACATAGAAGTAAGACAACTGCTTGGGGTTCTTGGATGAGTCCATCATCTCCTTACATTTACAACCCAAAAGAATGTGTCATCTTGGCTTATAAAAAAGTTCACATCAAGAAAGTTAAGGGTGAACCACAATGGAAAGGTGAACCTTATCTAACTGAAGAGGGGAAGAACAAAGTTGCTTATTCTGAACAAGATAAGAAAGAGTTTATGGAATTGGTGTTTGGACAATGGAAATACTTTGCCGATACCCGTTCATTAACAAAGGCGACGTTCTCCATGGATATTCCCGAAAAGGCAATCAAGATATTGTCATACAGAAATGATGTGGTATTAGACCCCTTTAATGGTTCAGGTACCAGTTGTGTGGCAGCAGTTGTTCATGACAGACGATGGGTTGGTATTGAATTAAGTGAAAACTATTGTGAAATTGCTAAACAACGAATACAAAGTTTTGTTGACCAAAAGAGCCAACAGAAGTTACAATTTGAAAACGGAGTCCAATAAACTCCGTTTTTTTATTTATTTGTATATTTATAATTAAATGTTATTATGAAAAATTCGGAAGTTGTTAAATTTTTACTAGAAACACAAACTCAGTTTAGAATACTACACTGGCAAACAAAATCATTCTCAAGACATGAGGCTTATGGGCGTATTTATGATTCACTTGATGATTTGATTGATAAGTTTGTTGAAGTTTGTATGGGTAAACACGGAAGACCTAGTTTTACAGGCGGTTATACATTAGCGGGTAGAGATATTGAAGAACTTGAGTTAACTGAGTTTATTAATTTAGTATGTGAATACTTGGTGGGATTGTCTGAAAGCTACGACCCAAAGATGGACTCAGATTTATTAAACATTAGAGACGAAATGTTAGCGGAAATTAACCAGTTGAAATACTTGTTAACTTTAAAATAGAGGTATATTACTTTTTTACTTTAAAAGGTTCATCGTAATGATGAACTTTTTTTTTGTTATAATATTTATTATTAATGAAAAAGATAATTTCTGAAGGTGGTATTAGAAACATAAAAGAACTTTCTAATAGATACAGCAAAGCGAAGATATACTTTCACCAAGATTTAGATGGTGTTGCAACTGCATTAGCAATGAAAAAGTATTTGGAAGACAATGGAATTAAAGTTGTTGATGTTGAAGTAATCCAATACGGAGATAAAGAATTTGCGGTTAAGAAGGCGGATGCTGAAGGTGAAATTATGCCAGTTCTTGTTGACTTTGCTCACGGAAAACCAATGTTCGTAGTTCACACCGACCACCACGATAGACAAGCCGGAGCTGACGAAACTAAATCAACTCAGTTCAGAGGAGCTCGTTCTAATGTTGAAACACTTTCACAGATTGTTCCGGCATCTGAAATTTTTACACCGGAAGATGTTGCGACAATATCTATGGTTGATAGTGCTGATTATGCTTCTAAAAACATTACACCTGAAATGGTAATGAATTATGTATACGGAACGTCAAAAGAAAAAAGTGCTAAAGAAAATAGAATGTTATTAGGTTTGGTTACTAACAAGTTATTGTTGGCGTTTAAGAACAAACCCGGATTTTTAGAGACATTAGTGTTAGATTGTAAACCTTCAATCCTTTCAATCTTTAATAAGATAAAAGAGTTGATGAAGACAAATAGATATGCTGACATATCTTCATTAGAAAAAAACAAAGAAGATTATGTTCAGACAATGAAAGGACATAAGAATGTTCAGGTTAAAGATAATATCATTGTTCAATACGGTGGTGGAAGTATGATGAAACCTGGCTCATATGATAGATATACCCCATTTAGAAACAACCCTGAGGCAGACTTTCTTGTAATTGCTTGGCCACTTGGTTTATTACAGGCATCGTGTAACCCTTTTAAAAAAGAAAGAGAACTTAAAGGTGTTAACTTGGGAGAAATTGCTCAAGAAGTATTGGGACATTGGGAATCACAATTAAAAGAAAAACAAGTTCCACTATCAACAATTAAATGGGTTTCTGAAACTGCTGCAAAAGAAGAATCAGTTGGATTTACCTTTAAGGATTTTGCTGCAATATACGGAGACAAGTACTTGGATGAGAAAGATGGTGTTAAAACACTTATGGATATTAAATCTTTGATGGAAAAGAAATCAACTGAACTGACTGAAGAAGAATGGAGTGTTTTAGATGGTGTTACTGTCCCTGTATGGGAAGTTATTCAAGCAAATTCAGGTGGACACAAGTGTATTACAAATGTATCTGGTTTAAACTATATTGGAAGAAGTAAAAGACCACCACAAGGTAAGTACAAGTACGACTCTGAAAAAGATGATTCACCTTATATTAAATTCTTAAAGATGTTACAGAATAAATTTGTAAATGTCTTACAAGAAAAGATTAATCAAAAATGAGAATAGTTGAAGAAATTAGTAAGATAAAAAAATTAATGTTTGAAAATCAAACTAATTTTAATTTTGGATATCAAGGGGACATTGGAGAGAAACCAGGGTTACATATCTACATATCTGATGACGAAAAAATTGGACATTCTAATTTACTTAATTTTTATGATTCTTGGGATTTTGATATGGATGTAGAAAGATTTTATAATAATCCACAATATTGTGTTGATGGTTGTGATGACGGATTCTTCAACCAAAAAAATACAGTATATCTACATGACTTAAAAGTTTCCCCAAAATATCAAGGTAATGGGTATAGTAAGTTACTAATGAATAAATCACATGAAATTGCTAAAAATCTAGGATTTGATTATGTTAGTTTGATTACATCTAGAAATAATGAACCCGCTCAAAATTTGTATAAAAAATTAGGTTATAAATTACACCAAACTGATGATAATAAAGATTTTTATTATTATAATTTAAACAAATGAAACAAAGTGATGGAATAATTGTGAAAGAAAGGTTAAACTTTAATTAAGAACTTACAAACATCACCCTCTTCAATATTTTCATCTTTACAACGACCACCTTCTATTTCTAAAACATAGGTTCCTGAACCTTCATAACTTTGACAAAGTTCAAATTCACAGGGTTCACAGTTGTGGTGTATTTTTGTTATTTTATGGTTTTTATCTATAAAGATGATATCCAAAGGAATAATACAGTTCAACATCCAAAAACTGTGTTCACCTTTACCCATAAAAAATAACATACCATCAAATCCAATAAACTCCCGACCCATCATTCCTCTTTTAGTTTCAGATTTGGTTTTACAAACTTTGACTTTAAATATTTCTTTATTTATTGTTACAAACATAGTTATATATAAATAGTATTATGAAACAAAGTGCTGGAATTATTGTGAAAGTAAATGATAAATGTCTGGTTTGTAAGAGGGCTTCAGATGTTAATGAACCTGCAAAGTGGGCAATACCTATGGGTGGTATAGAGGAAGGAGAAGACCCTAAAGATGCTGCGTATAGAGAGTTCTATGAAGAGATGGGTGTTTCAGTTGATGGTGTTATTAAACCTTTAGTTAGGATTAATCGTTATAATAAGTTAGGAAATATAAAAAGTATTTTACATGTTTTTATTTTTAAAACTGATACTGAAATCATTCCTGATTTAGATAGTGCTGTAGATGGTTTTGAACATACTGAATGTGATTATATGACTTTAGATGAGATTAAAGGACTTACTATGTCATCGGGTATTAAGGAAGTTTTAACTGATGTGTTAAATTTTTAATTTTTTTGATATATTTATTTGACACTACGGAATATTTGCCGTAAGTTTGTAAAAGATTTAACACTCATAGGGAATGAAAGATACTCGGTAGTTAAATCAAAAAAAAGTTTATAAACTACTTGACAGAAAGAAAAAAAAGTCGTAAGTTTGTAAAACAAATCGGAAATGTCCGAAACGTTCTTTGAAACAAAAAGATTATCCATTCAGTAGTTGATTATGAAACCTTCGGGTTGATTATGAGACATTTAATCTGATAAATGATAATGGGCCGTGTATGGTCCTTAAATAAACTACGAAAGTAGGATAAAGTGGTCTCCCTCGTGTTGAGGAGACTGCGGTTTGAAACCCCGTAAGGGGAATTGAACTCGAGTACACAAGTGGGATATCACCACACCGTAAGTACCGAGGATAACTTCGTAGGGAAAATGGTAGGGTGACCTGGCAAAGTAGATTGTCAGGTTGAGTTCGGAAGAACGATAAGAATAACCCATAGGAACTCTGTAAGAAATGTGACCATCCAGTTACACAATTGCGGGTCCCAATATGATAGAGGACTTAAAACCGAAAGGTAAGATAGAGAACGAGTGGTGTCGCTACTATCCCTAAGGAAGACCTACCAAGGTCTCTTTATGAAGTAATCTTGGAATATGGAGGTGGGGACACTTCACGGAGTAGTTTAGTATTTCGTTTCTCAAAAGGAGACGGAGCTTACGTTGGACCACTACTCTGACACATCTACAACACAAACCTAAAATTATTACAAAATAACAAAGGAAAAGTGTCCATCAGGTTTGAGTGAAAGGTGACTACATAGTAATGAGCCGTTCATTGCATACAGAGACCCCAAGTCAATGTGTATTGTTAAGAAAAACCTTTAGTCCCGCAAGGACGAACTGGGGTGGCAACCTCGGAAAGAGTTAAGTATTGATAGAGTAATTCAAACCTCAAGGAGTGGTACACCTAAAATACCGTCACTAAGAAATACTACCCAAAAGGTGGTGGATACGAAGGGAAACAATAATCCTTCAAAAGTTTCTTAACATAAGCTATAATCTCAGGCTTTTCTAATTTGACCTGTCAATTGACAGGTTTTTTTATTTATAGATACTTATAAACTATGACAATATTAGAAAATCTTAAAGAGGTATTACCATCATGGGCGGTGGTGAAACAAAAGGAACTACCATATAAGATGGAGTATGAGATTAGACTTCAACCTACTTTGGATGAGGATGAACATTTTGCGTTAACACCAAAACTTAAGGAGGCTTGTCAGGGTAAGTTTATGGAAAGATACACTGTAGATATTGGTGAACATTTTTATATTTATACAAAAAAGTAATTATGATACCACAAGATATTGAAGAATTGGTTAAGAAATATCCTAACAATTACGAGTTAGGTGAGGAAGTTAGAAAATTTTATCATAAAAAAAAGAATAATAAAAATTTTAAATCTGGTGTTATATGGATTGGGGTTTTG